TCCTCGTGGGTTACGTCGATGGGGCCGACGGCCGCGCCACGGTCTATTCGCTCGATTTGGGCACCGTTCAGGAAGAAACCACCTTTGCAGAAGAATAACGCGAAAAGCAGCGCCTCCGCACAGCCGTGCAGAGGCGCTGTCTGTTACAGGGATATGCTTGTTCCGTCCGCAAACGTAACATTCACTATGAGATGCGCAGGCGCTGCCTGCGTTAATTTTTTGATTGCCGCCGACCGCTGCCCCTCGTCAAGCGCGTTGCTGACCTTGATGGTCAGATAGTGATGGAGATTGTATTCCGAGATGGTTATATCCGTCATACCGCATTCGTGCAAAAACGCCGTAAACGCGGCGGCGGTGCCGCTCCTAATCAAATGCTGCTCATTGTCCAGCAGCAGCTCGCGGCGCCTGCAGACCGGCAAATCCGGTTTTTCTCTCTCCAAAAATTTTTCGCGCTCGCTCAGGCCGTAGGATTCGGCGGTCTCGATAAAGCTCTCGCGCTCCGCGATTTCCAGCGCGTCAAAGAGCGGGTCGATGCCGGACGCGTACGCCTTCAGCTCGCAGTCCGTCACGCTGCCCTCGGCAGCCGTGTAGATGCCCAGCGGCGCGAGCTTTGCCTTCATCGAAGCATAACTGCTGTAGCTGCCCATCAAATCACCTCGACCGTCGCGTCGCCCGCCACAAAATATTTGGAAGCAGGCAGCGCCATGTCCGTCATGGAGCTGTCGAACACATAGGTTTCGATGCAGCCGGTATCCATCAGATACACGCCCAGTCTGGAGAGATAGAGCTTTTCGCCCATCGGAATAGCGTTTACATAGTCCTCAAAGGCGGCGGTCACCAGCTCCTCCACCTCCGCCTGCGCGTAGCCGGGCTTTGGCCTGACCTGCACGGACATATCATAAAAGAGCTTGTAGGCTTTGTTCGCCTGCACGTTCACGTTCAGCTCGCGCGCTTCGCTGAGCACCTGCTGCACCTCCGCCAGCTTGACGTCGCTAATCTCGTCGCCCTCGCCCTTGACATACACGTCCACGGTTCCGGCACCTCTCCCCCTTGACAGCACGCCGACCCTTTCGACGCCGTCCACCGACAGCGCCAGCGCCTTATAATACGCCGCGTTCATACCGTTTGGTTGGTCGGTGTAGCTGTTCAGAATACGCTCGCGCAGGGCGGTGTCGCTCTCCGCGTCAGCGCCGCCCGAAAAGACGCCGGGGTTGGTCACGCAGTCAATCATGGCAGGCACGCTGACGGGAACGGTTGCCGTCTGGGCGTTGATGTTGCCGCTGTAGCCTGTCCTTTCCGCTTCCGCCGCAACCAGCACCGAGTAGGAGAGCGGCGGAATCTCGCTGTCCTCGGTGGTGTAGACGCGCACCGGACTTCCTCCGGCGGTAGAGACCACCGTTCCTGCCGGAATCACAACGGGATTGGACTTGACCTCGTTCACACTGAACCGCAGCGTGCCGGTCGCCTTGGACGTGCCGCGTCGCTCCAGACCGCGCTGCAGCGCAAAGCGGTCGAGAAACTCTCCCGTCGCCTTGGACGGAAAGAGCTGGCGCTTCAGCCACTCCATGCTCGTCTGCATATTATACAGCTCTCCGGCGAGCACGCGCAGACGAATGGCGATGTCGCTCGCCTCGTCAAACTGCGCGCCGCTCTCCTGCCGGTAGCGCTCACTCATTCTCTGATAAATTTCCTCATACGTCTCCATACCGACGCACCTCCTCCACGCGGCTCTCGCCGTCGATTGTCAGTTCTGCCAAAACAGCGCCGTCCGCGATTTGCAGCACACGCACCTGCGTGTCCGCATAACCGGCAAGCGCCTCGGCAAACAGCAGCTCGGTGCGCGCGCAATCCTCACCGCACCGCTCTGCGCCCAGTTCTCTGTTATAAATAAAGCTTCCGCGCGGCGGCGTCAGACGCATCACCGCACGCTGAAACAGCGCGTCCGCACCCTCCGCGTACACCGGACAGCCGGTGCTGTCGGTCACAACGTCGCCGTCTTTGATTTTTACGTCAAGCATTGCCGGCCTCCCTTCCGTTTATCAGCACCCTGCCGTCGTTTTTCAGCACGATGGAAGCGCCGCCCTTGGAATAGAGCATGACCTCGCCCGGCTCCAGTCCGCTGCCGCTGTGCAGCACGCCCAAGCCTGCCTCGCCGTCCCGAAGCGGCAGCACAACCGCGCACTCTCCCTCCGGCGCCGCGCTGACAAAGCCGTAGGGATAGCAAAACGCCAGCTCCTTGTGCTCCTCAAATGAAGTAACCGCCGCGCCGCCTGCTTCGCCGGTGCTCAGCGCACCCTTGACGGCGGCAGGCGCTGCAAGCGAGCGGTTGGTTATGTAGTGTAACAGCCACATTCAGCATTTCTCCTTTTCCAAAACAATCACACTTCTCTCTCCCCTGCTGTCGGCGGTATAGCTGACCTGCCGCACCAGAAGCCCCTCAACGGCGCCGAGCACGCTGTCCTGCACCGACGCGCGCTTGCCGAGCGCCGCCGACTGACAGCCAAGGCAGCGCAGCCGCAGGGCATAGCTGCTGCGGTTGCTGTTTTCGAGCATTTTTTCGGCGGTGGCAAGCGTCGTTTTGTCCGACGCGGCGTTGACATAACGCACACAGCGCGCGCCTCTTGCCGCCGGAGAAGTGTTTTCAATAACGGCGTGGTAGGCGTTTGCCTGCTCAAATTTCAGCCGGATTTGCGCGAGCAGACGGTACGGCTTTTGGTATTCCGTCAGCGCGTAGTAGCGCACGCCGCCGGTGTCCGAAAAGAGCACCTCGCCGTCCTCCGGCTCGCCCTTGAGATAGGCTCTGCCGTCGCCGGTGATGCGCGGCTCGCACGCAAAGCGGTTGCGGCAAAAGCTTTGGAGCACCTGCCAGTGCGACATGCCCTTGTCGATTTTCAGCGCGTGATAGCAGGGCACATTGTCCCTTGTCATGACGCGTATGCCAAACGGCGCCAGATGTCTGCCCTCCATCAAGCCGACGGTCGGCTGAAAATAGGTGATCGGCTCCGCCTCGCTGTCCAGCAAAAACGCCGCCGGACTGCGCGCGCTGAACCGCAGCACAGCGCCCTGCGCACGCTTTTCGGTGACGATTTGGTCGGGCTTGCCGACAAACACCTGCCGCTCGCCGTCATACGCCTCCAGCTTTGCGGTGTTCTGCCGCAGCGCGTTGTCAAACGGACAGGTCACGGTCAGGCTGTCCGCAGGCACCTTGGTGTCGCCGTCCAGCGCCACGGTCAGCGCGTGCAGCGGCTGCGTGCTGCCGTCCCATGCCGTCGCGATAATGTTCAGCACAGCGCCACCTCCCTGCCGCCGAGCGGCTCGTCCGGTCGCCTGACCCAAGGATTGAGCGCCACCAGACGGTCGATGACAATGCCGAAGCGATAGGACACGTCCCAGAGCGTTTCTCCCTGTGACGGGGTATAGGCGCTCTGCGTGCGCTCCTCGACCTTCTCCATGATTTCGCGGAACACAAAGCGGTAGTTCAGCACATCGGGTCTGGGATAGCCCGTCAGGCGCAGCTCCTCAAAGACCGCGTACACCGTGCAAAGCCCCGGAATCGCCAGCACGCCGCTGCCGCCGCTCCGAAACAGCTCATACAGCCGCGCAAACTGCTCCCGGCAGTCCGCGCCGTACAGCTCGCCCTCGCCCTTGATGAGCCTGTTGCGCCTGCCGGTGTCCTGCACGTACGACCTGCCGAACGGCGCGTGTAGCTCGTTGATATGTTTTTCACATTCAAACGCAATTTCGCGCGGATTGTGGTGCCACTGCACACCCTTGAACCGCATAGGTACCAGCTTCACCGCAGCCTCGACTCCTCCTTTCCTCGGGCAGCGAGCGGCTGTAGCGCAGGCTTTCCAGCTCCATCAGCTCGCTGAAATCCTCATACTGACCGCCCGTCGCCTGCTCCTCGGCAAGCGCCGTCAAAAATTCATTCATTCAAAACGCTCCTTTCATACGCCGTCACCGCGACCGTGTAGGGCACCGTGCCGCGCGCTTCCGCCTGACTTTCCACAAGCGCCGTCTCGCAGAGCGTATAGACCTCGCGCCTGCCGCCGCCGCTGATTTCGATGCGCTCCAACGGCTCCTCAAACGGAAACGCCGCCGTGCGGCACAGCTCCAGCTCGACGGTGTAGACCGTTGCGGGAATAACGGCGACAGGCTTGTCGTTCAAAAACTCCCTGATTTTGCTGTGCTTGCGCTTGGCTGTGCGCTTCAGACGCAGCACACCGCCCAGCACGGCTCCGTTGACAAGCACCGTCAGATTGTTTCCCTTTTCAAAATCAACCGCCATAGTCTGCCTCCGTTTCCGCCGCGTATGCCATCTGAAAGGTCACCTTGCGATAGAAGGCGGACAAATCCATGTCGAACTCGATGGGAGACGCCGCCGCTTCGGTTATCACCTGCTCGCTGTCCGCTTCATACAGACAGGAGAGCAGCTCGCCCACGGTTTCGGTCAGACCGGCGCCGCCGTTTTCACCCATGGTGTAGACGCGGATTTCCGCCTCGCCGACATACAGCGCGCCGCGCACGACCGAGGACAAAAAGCCGCCGATGCAGCCCTTGCGCCGCGCCGTTTGGTTGATGCCGACCACCGCCAGCATGCCCCTGACCGGCTGCACCACACGCTCCGACGCGTAGGCGCGCACAAAGCGGACGTCCGAGAGCCGCGCGGTCTGCTTGAGCCGCAGGACAATCGCGTCGGTCAGCTTACGAATCTGCGTCATAATCATCCTCCCGTTCGGCGCCGTAGGGCACCATAATCGCCCACTCATACACCGGCAAATCGCGGATAAAAAAGGTCTCGCTGCGCTTGACAAGATAGCGCTCGCCGTGCGCCTCGACCACCGAGCGATTCTCCTGCAGGCGGTACGCCGGTCTGCCGATATACAGATATTTTTCGCGTATCGCCACGCCGAGCGGACGGTATTCGCCGCCGATATAAATCTTGTTGCGGTAGCGCAGCGGCTCCACAAAGGCGCGCGTCTGCACCTGCTCCTCACCGGAGATAATCGTCACCTGCGAGCCGTAGCGCAGGATTTCGCTGTCCACACAACTCAACAAACTCATATAATCACCCTGCCAAATAAAAATCCGCCGGTTCGTACCAAATCGGCGTTGTCCGCCGCCAGCTCGTGCCAGAGCTGCGCCGCTGTCTGCTGCCGGTCGGCGGATGACGTCAGCTTGACGTCACCCGCTGTAAATTCCCTGATTTGATTGTCGCCGCACAGGCTGAAGAGCCGCAGCGCATACGCCGCGCCGAGCGCCTCCAGCCTGGTGGTTTGGCGGCTGTCCGGCGTCTGCACCAGACAGCGCTCCTCCACAAACGCGCAGGCGTCCTCAATCAGCGGCATCCAACGCTGCAGAGCGTCGGCGTCCAGTCCGGCAAGCACGGCAAAACGGTCGCGTACATTTGCAACATTCACGCGCTTCCCTCCGTTTCTCAGGACAGGGTTTTTGCCGCTTCGGTAAAGATTTTGGCAAAGCCTGCCGTGCAGGTAATCGCCGCACGCTCCAGCTGACGGTCAATCAGCTTGTCGTAGTCGGTGGTCACGCCGCCTGCCTGCACCATTTCGAGGGCGCAGTTTTTGTCCAGACCGATAATCCTGCCGGCGGTCATCTCGGGCGCATGCAAGAGCGCGGCGCCCAGCGGTGTGATCATCTTGCCGCTGCCCTGAAAATCGAGTCCGGCGTTGGCGTCCTGCAGCTGCGGCAGCGCGAGAAGCTTCTGCATCTCCTGTGTGGGCGCCAAAACGGTGTTCAGCTCATAGGGCGCCAGCTGTGCCCAAAGTGCGAGCAGGTCGGCATAGCCGAGCTCCCCTGCCGTCTGCACGCTGATGTTGGCGGCGGCGTTGTCGTTGCCGTCGCCGTTGAGCAGCACGTCAATCGCGTCCCTGAGCTGGGCGCGCGCGATATAGGCGCCGATTTGGCTGAGGGTCACGGTGAACAGGTCAAGGCGCTGAAAGCGGAGCGCCTCGTAGGACGCCACCAGCATTCTGCCGCGCTTGTGGAGCCTGACCAGATTCTCTCTGGTGCGCACGGTGGTCTGCGGAATCACCGCGCCCTCGCCGACCACCTTGAGGCTCTTGTCGTCCTCGGTCGCGTCGGACACCACAGAGCGGTAATCCATGCCCTCAATGTCGGTGACGGTCGCCACCAGATTGGGCAGAATGTCCGCACGCTCCATGCCCTGGCGCACGGCGCGGCTCACGTATTCGGGAAAAAGCGCCGCGGAATTGGAGGTCTGGAAGAACTTCTCCACGCAGTCGCTGCCCCTGCCGCTGACCTTGATGTCAAAGCGCTTGAGCTGGCGCGAAAACGCGTCCAAGCCCTCCAGACAGGTGCCGGTAT